CGTGAGTACCGCTACTTTTTCACTTAACTCAATATTGAGCTTGGCTTGGATTTCGATTGCTTGAAGCAGGTGTGCTGGATTGGTGATGTCGAAGCTATTCTTAGCCTTAAGTGCATCCTCCATTGCTGTCATGCGGTCAAAAATTTGAGCTTGTAATTCGTAGCTATAAGACATAGCCATGAGACAAGCTTCACGTTTTGGGAATTGATAGATATGGCGTGTGTTGTTATTGCCATAAGTTTGCGTTCCGATAAATTTCGGAGCGTGCATCTCACCCAAAACACCAGGTACTTTTCGCATGAAATCATCATGGCGAAGCTCTTTATATGGTTTTTCCGTAGTTGCGACTTCTTTACGATGATTGTTAATAAAATCAACAATCTCAGGTGATGACATCGTTACTTCGTTTATGTTAAAATTTCCTTGTGCTAACATATTCATGTTTACTTTCCTCGACCGTTAGTGAACAACCGGAAAAGCCTGATCTGAACCATCAGGCTTTTTCTGTTTGTAGAGCTGATAAATACTTTGCACACTCACCTTTCATGGCTTTACGCAAAGACTGAATTTTGTGTTCGATTCCTTCCAGGATGCGATCTGTCTCATCCATTTCAGCAGGTGTCACCACACCATCTTCCAGAGCAGATAAAACCTGTTTATTCGCTGCGCCATTACCAACATTCATGCCAAGCAGTGACTCAAGAACACCTAGTTGATGATCTTTTTCTTCTGCTTGCTCTACTGGCATTAATGCAAAACCTAATTTGTGCGCCCACACTTTTAAAGAAGCTGGGTTTTGCGTATAAGTCAGCATTGCTTCAAATGCCTTTAGGCTCGGCAAATGGTTTTCCATGTTTGGATTGGCATAGTTCAAAATCGTGTTGTGAGACACGCCTACTACATCAGCCAACTCCTTTGGTGTAATCCCATTTGATTGGTGAATCATCTTATGTAGTGCGGTTTTGCTTTCCTTGGATATATCCATGTGAACACCTTGTTTACTTTCACGTTTATTAAAATTATCAATTGTTTGATAATTTGTTTATGCAGAGAGTGCTTGGTTCCGGATGTAATCAAAATCCACATCGGGACATAGATCATCACAAGAAATTACACCACCACTCTCTCTATCAATGCTTATCGCTAAGCCTGCGCTACAATTGCGATTGCCGTACATAACTAGCTTTAAGTACCCAAGGGAGGTGCCACATCTTGCAGCAAAGTCCTCTCGGTTGCGGTCAGACGGCATCCCTTTGATGTACTCAATTAGCGCAGGGATTGGTTTTTTCATTGCTAATTCCACTGCTAAATAGATTATCTTTTAAATTTATCATTTGATAATCGTATTTGCAAGCGCCTTGTTAGCATATTTTTAGCTGAGTTGTTATCATTTGATAATTGGTTGTGTTATGAATTCTATTTTTATGAACGTTAAAGAAATCCGAAGAAAGAATCTTCGCAGTCTCATTAACAAAATGCTGTCAGATGCTATTTTTGATAAGCAGGAGGATTTTGCTTCTGCTGTGGGTATAGATAAAACTTATTTATCGCAAATGCTTATGGAGCCAAACCAAAAAGGCGCCAGAGGTGTTAGTGAGGCAAAAGCAAGGCAGATTGAAAGAAAACTAGAACTTGAAGATCACTACCTGGATCGGATGGGTGATAGCAGCCCCTTTGGTGAAAGCCAAGTTCACAACGGTATCTTGCGGCCTATATCAGGTGATGAGGCTGATGTTAAATTTGTAATTGTGCCTATGTATGACGTGAAAGCCGCATGTGGTATTGGTTATGAGAACGAGGAAGAACTGGTTAAGGGTGGATTGGTGTTTAAGGAGAGCTTTTTAAGAAAGGCTGGCCTCTCACTATCAATGACAGAAACTGGTGTTATTTGTGGTGATGGATACAGTATGGAGCCTACAATCAATCATGATGATGCTGTTCTGGCTGATCTGCGAGTTAAAACTATTGATGAAGTTATCAGTGGAAAGGTTTATGCCTTTATCGCAAATAAAGAGCTAAGAATTAAAAGGTTTTTTAAGAACATTAATGGCAGCATTCGCATCTCGAGCGACAACCCAGACAAAACCACTTATCCTGATGAGATTTTGGAAAAAGACAGCTTGGATGCCATCCAGATCACAGGCTACATAAGATGGCGCTGTGGCGAAGTGTAAATATTAAAAAATTACAAATCTAACCCGATATTCCATCGGGTTTTTTTATGCCTTGAATATCAATAAATTATCTTTGTTTATCAAAAAAGATAAACTTAATTATCATTTGCTATTGCTAATCCAATTATCTTTTGATAAATTCATCTCACAAACAAAGAAAAGCCCCAGCGTTGCGACAACAACCTGGAGCGTGACCCACACCTAACTGTGAGTGAAATTATTATGAATGCAAAATTGACTCCACACAATAGCTTCAAGGTAACTCTTGTTGCTACTGCCTTAACTGTAAGCGCATTAGCGTTTGGTTGGCATGCTGACTTTGGCACTAGCCAAGCAGCACCAGCTCAAAATATTCAATCTGAATACGGCATCGTATCTTTAAAGATGCTTGATGACGTACGCGGTGAAGCAACCCTTAATCTAGATGGCTTTCGTTTGGAAAGAACTTGGTGAGATCAAAGTATTCGATGCCAATGGCAATCCATACAACGACTTCACTGATTATCAGGATCACCGCGAAATCAACGCAATGATCGCTGGCTATATCATGAAACACCGTCTGGTGGAGGTGCGGTCATGATCTTGAATTCTCCTGAACAAATCTTTGCTGCACTGAGCAAAGGCCAGCCGGTGATGTGGTGTGAAGAAGGTAGCCAAAACTGGTCACCCTTAAACAGCCAGGCACAAGTTAATTTTGCTGATCTGTACTCAGGCTTCCTGCAGTTCAAAACTGAAGAACTGCCTATTTTCAAACTGCCAATTGAATCAGAAGTCTATGCAAAACAGGCCCGATACTTTGTTGAGTTCGTACATCACCTGCATGGTTTTGAAGTTTACCGCGTTGGCAAGGAAAACCGATTCAGCTACTACGCTGTCCGGGTTAATGGTAACCGCCCTTCTACACGTGACTACTTTGCCAATCTGGATATTTTCCGTATTGGCAATACCAGCGGTGTTTTGCAAAGCGTTGATAAGTTGACGTTACACGCCTCGATTAAAAACGGGATTGAACGTGCTCGATCTGTAAAACGTAGAGCTGAATATAACCAGGTATTAGAAAGTACCGGTCATTTTGCTACTGAAGCATACAGTGACTTTAAACGTAAAAACCGTCAGCCGGGAGTACGTTGAGATGGCGATTAATATTATTCCAGCGGATCAACCGCTATTGGTTCAAGCCATTATCGTTTATCTGTACGCAGATCCGGGCTTGGGTAAAACATCAATTGGCTTCACTGGTGAAAAAGCAATTTCATTCGACTTCGATAAAGGCTCTCACCGTACCGGTGAGCTGCGTCGCGGTGCTGTGGTTCAGGTCAATCAATGGGCTGATGTAGCCAACCTGACCATGCAGGATCTAGAACCATTTAAAACGATTGTGATTGATACCGTCGGTGCAATGCTTGAAAGCATTAAAACCCATCTATTGCTAAACAGCACGAACAAGCAAAAAGATGGCTCTTTAAAACTTAAAGCCCAAGGCTTGGCCAATAACATCTTCAAGCAATACGTGAACACATTAATTGCTTCAGGTAAAGACGTCGTTTTCATTGCCCATGCATCAGAAGATCAGAACGGTGACCAGGTAATTTACCGACCAGATCTTGGTGGTAAAAACCGTAATGAGCTTTACCGCATTGCAGATGTGATGGGTTACCTGACCACTGTGCAAACAGGTGAAGGCAAACATGAACGTGTGATCAGCTTTAGACCATGCCCTACTCACCATGCCAAAAATGCAGGCGGTTTAGGCGGTGAAACTGGTGAAGTATGGGTTCCAGACTTAAAAGCGAATCCGTCTTTTTTGGCTGACCTAATTAAGCAGGCTAAAGATCACATCAATACGATGACACCTGAGCAGCTTGCATCAATGAAGGCTCAGGAAGATTTGGATAACTGGATCCAGAGCTGTGCTGAGGCTCAGTATGCCAGCGATCTAAACCAGCTTACTGAGTCTATCGATAAAAACCATACGTATTACAAAAATATGCGTGTTGCTCTTAAGACCAGAGCTGACGAAATGAAGTGCACCTTTGATATGCAGCGTAATGCATGGGTAGATCCTGCTGAGTTCTTTGGCATCAATGATCAACAACTGGCTGACCTCCAAGCCTTCATTGATGAGCGCGGCCTTGATGCCAAAACCGTATGTGAGCATCTCGGTATTGATGCACTTAACCAAATCGAAGCCAGCAAACTGGCGACTGTACAACAAGAAATTGAAAAATTGGCAAAGGAAACTATGAACGCATGAAAGCAATAATTTTGGACACGGAAACTCATACGATTAATGGTTTCCCTATTGAAATCGCATACGCACCTTGCTCTTTTGAGCAAGGTAACTTGGGGTTTGATCAAAGCCAGATATTTGATGAGTTCTACTCATGTCCTGAGCCAATCGCTTACGGTGCAATGGCAATGCATCACATCCTGGAAGCTGACATCGAGGGCAAGCCAAGCTTTGATACTTTCCACTTACCTGAAGATGTGGATTGCTTGATTGGCCATAACATCAATTACGACATTGAGGCGATCCGTAAATGTAGTACGGATGTTCCTGAAAAATCGATCTGTACTTTAGCTCTGGCTCGTTTCACATGGCCAGAACTGGAAACTCACACCCTGAGCGCCCTGTTCTATTTTGTGAGCTCAGACAAGGAAAAAGCACGTAATTACCTGCGTAATGCTCACAGTGCGAAGTATGACATCTGGTTCACATACATCATCCTGAAAAACATCTGTTTAAAGTTGGGTATCAAAGACATGAATTCATTGCATGTCCTATCTGAACAGGTACGCACTCCAAATGTAATGCTTTACGGCAAGCATAAGGGCACTCCATTAAAAGAGGTTCCAAAGGACTATGTGAAATGGATGCTGACCACTGATATTGATCCTTATCTGCGTAAAGCATTGGAGGCTGCGGTATGATTTTCAAAATCAAAAAGAAACATGAAGCTGGTTTCAAACTTTGGCTGGAAAAGCTGGGTTATGCAAAGAAAGAACTTGCAGATGGTAGCTCTACTTTTTCAGGCAAAGGTACACGCAAATCACTGAGCTATGTGTTTTTAAAGAATGATTTAACAGGTAATGCAGCATGCCAGATGCTATTTGATGAATATGAAATGCATCTGCGCTGCCCGAATGTTTCGAATGAAACCAGCGAAAATTTAGCAAAGATTGTGGCTAATCAGATTATGAAGGTGGCGTGATGGATGGTACTAATCAAGTAGTTAAGCCCACCCCATATGACGATGCTCAATTTCTCTGGTGCACCAAATGGTGTGAAGAAAAAGGTTTAAGCCCATACGATGCTAAAAACTGGGCTGATGCAAAGTTTGAATACTTGAAGGCTCATGAAGCCAAGGAGAGAAAGGGATGATTAAGCAATTAGAACCAGCAGATATTACCCGTGATCAATACGGCTTCTGGATTCATCCAGTATTCAGTGAATATCTGGATCGTGTAATTGGTGATACTGAATGTATGACGGTTGAACAGTATGAAGAATTGAAGCGTTATTTTGGTATTGAGTTTTCAAAGGTTGAGATGGAGTTTGATGCTCCCGAAGAAGTAGCTAGCCGCTACTGGGATCATGAGGAGCTTGAAGCGGTCGCTTACTGGAATCCAAGTAAACCTAAAGGAGATGGTGGTTGGTTCTTAGTGTCTATTAACGATACAGAGGATGGGCCGGTAGCTTGGTGGGCTAAACCTAAAAACACTATTGATAGCTTTATTGCAGAGGGTGGTTTTGATCAGGCTTTTAAAGATGTATTCGAACTGCCTGAAACGATAAAACAAAGTTTAAAGGAGGTGTCTTAAATGGCTCGTCTAACTAAAATTGACAAAATGTCTGCATGCGAAAAGAAGGCTGTAATCAAGGATTTTCGTAATGCGCCACCCGAAGCTGAATTTCCACCTGAGGCCATTTCCCTTACTTTTCATATTTCTCTGGCCTGGCTACAAAAGAAAAGATGCGAAGGTGGTGGTATCCCTTTTTCCAAGCCAACAGCCAAAACCGTACTTTATAGAAAGAGTGATGTTTTGGAGTATATGGATAATAACCGTTTGCAGCATACAGCATAATAAAAGCCCTCTTTTGAGGGCTTCTTTAATATTGATAGCACTTTTTTCTTAAAATACTTTATATTTCACTAACTATCAAAATTAATCATTTGTCTTAAAAATGAAATTCAAATTACTTTCTCTTCAGCTAATTGTTGCTTTGATTATTATATCTATATTATTTTTCAGTATCACATGGATGTTTTTACACATCCAAGATCCTAAAAACTCCTTTAATCAAGCAATGACTCTCTTAGTTTCATTTTTAGGTCCGTTATCTACAGTCTTTGCTGCTTTAGTTGCTACATATTTATTTAACGATTGGAAGGATCAACAAAGACATCAGAATTCCCTGGAATTTGCAAAAATTACTCTCGATTCTTATAAAGTTTTCGATAGAGATTTTGATGACTTATTGGACGAATTATTGCATTACTTAGAATTATTAAAAATATCAGAAGTCATTAATGATGCTGATGCAGAGGATTTAGCAAAAAAGGCATATAAAAATCTGACTCTTTATCATTATTTTCATGATGATTTTGTCAATTTTTGGTATGTAAGTAAAAGTGAATACGATATAGATCCATTGTTAAATGAATGGACTGAAAAAGTTCATTCTTTTTTTAACAAGATAAATAACTTACCTACGGAAGATGAAGGCTTCACAAAGCAACAGATTGTTCTTGAAGAATTGACTTCCGACTCTTTTAATAAGATTCCCTCAAGTTTCTACAAGCATATTTCAAAAATAATATTGAAGCCACTTAGGTTAGAAAATTAAGAATTTTTGAAGTCTACTTGTAGTCTACAAATCAGGTCTACAAGTAGACTTATAGTAGACGCTAGAAGTATTTCTGTAGACTGTGAGAAATAGTCAAATATTGCAATATATTGTATTAAGGGATGTTTGAGGGATTTTGCAGAAGTGAGATATTGCGAAATATTGTGAAGAACTGCGAATTTTATAGGAGAATTTAGAATTATGAGTCCGCTGCTCTAACCAA